AAACATATATATAGTCCGTCCCACGCGGACATTTTCCCAATTTTGTCCGCGTACGGCGGACAGCACTTTGCACAACAAAAGCGGTGTCCGCCAGGGAAGGACACCGCTTTTGCAAACTATTTCATTGCATTTGTTCACTTTTTAATACTTATTATAACACATATGCCCGAAATTTTTATGCATTTTTCCAACTTGACAAATACGCTTTACCCGACTAAAGTGTTAGTCCAGCCTAATTGTCTATACAATTCCACAATTATTCACGTTTTCCGACCGAATCACGCACAATTCTTCTGAAATACTTACTCATTTTGCCCGAAAAGTGGGCGAAACCGACTGTTTGTCCGCGTCCCGCGGACACTTCCGAAACGGTAACTCACTTTAGTTTGCTAAAGTGTCCGCGAGTGACGGACATTCCATGTCCGCTCCGCGGACTGCCTGTTATTTATATGTGTAACGTTAGTAATCGTGAGTGATCGGGCGGTTGTCGGCCAGTGACCGCCGGAGGCGGTTGCGCTTCGCGCGCCCTCCGGGTGACGGACACGGGCGGCGTAAATATGTGTGTAACTTTTGTTACTTAGTTAATTAAGTTTGCTTTCGTTGACTTGAATCTTTTCGTCACACACCGACATTCGATTGTTGCTTACCATGTTGCGTTTGGTCTTTTTAATGCTATTCCCATAGCATTAGAAATTAATTGAAACATTACTTTATATCCCTCATTGTTAGGGTGCAATCCATCTGAAAGTAAGCTATCTATTGTTATTCCTTTTTTAGAACAATAGTCAATGAATAAATTATAAACGCTAATAAATGGAATTTTATTTTCACATGAAATATATCTAAGTGCATTGTGAATATCTTCCATGTGAATACGGAATTCTTTTTCATTTGCGATTGATGCAGGTATGCAAGCCATAATGATTAAGTCTTTTCCATTATTTTTAATTGTTTTAATAGTGTCATTAATATTCGTATAGAATGATTTTAAGTTGTCGTATTGTCTGTCGTTAGTACCAATCATTAAAACGATACAATCAAAGTTATAGTAGGTATCCATGAAATTATTGATAAAGTATTTTAAATCTTCGCTATCAATTCCACTCATTCCAAAGTTTCTAACAATTATATTGAATTTTTCATTCATATAATTTTTAAATAATTGTGCCCAACCATTCCCGTCTAGTGCTTCATACCATCGTCTACCACCTGAAGTCCAAAGATATTCTCCAATTTTATAATCAGATGTAGCATTCGGGTTATTCGGGCCATTACCTCTCACATTATATGTTTTCCCATCAATAACGGCATCATACTGTTGAAAACCTGACGACCCCGCACCTTGCGTTATACTGTCACCAATTAAACAGATTCTATAGTTATAATTAGGGGCGTTCAATGTCATATATTTTCCAATAACATCAAGTGGTGTGTTATTTTCCGGTATATCCGAATCTTGTTTATACATTGGAGGGGAATTTTTCTTTGGCCACGAAAGACAAAAATATTTTGCGCCGTTTGGAATTTTGATATTCGTAAAATTTTCACTTAATGTATAATATTGGTAACCTTTTACTAAGAATCCTGAAGAAGTAGAGGGTCTATTCCAAAATGATATATAGAAAAAAGATTTGTCATCAACAAAGTTTCCTTTTTTTACTGTAATAAAATTCGTTTCATTATTGATTGGTATTAAATTCGATGTTACAAATGAAGTATCTTTATCTACAGTACCGCCATTCGTTATCTTATAATTAAATATTGCTTTTGCAGTTTTCAAACCTACTCGTTCATTTATATTAGGTATATTCATAAATATTTGAACTGTTGATTCTTTACTAAAGCAAAATCTAACATATGCCGTATTTATAGGAAAAGAAATTTTTTCCATATTATATGTTTGGGTTCCTACTTCATTAATAAAGTTTATTATATTCATTTCACTATCGAAATATATTACACTAGCATATTTTGGATTTGAAGGCTTTTTCCAACTACCGTTGACAAAATATTCATTACATCCTGTAACATTTATCAAGTCGGTGGTATACCAGTTATCAACAATTTCTATATCGCCTGTTGTAAGAATCGAAATATTATCGATCTTTCGATAATCTAGTATATTATTAATATTTTCTAGTCCAACTAAATTTTCCTTTATTGAATTAATTTTATCTCCCGTAACTTTAGCATCAGCGGCGGCATTTTCTACCGTCAAAGATTTATCAATTGGCGGATTGGACGGATTCGTGATATTAGCTTTCAACCATGCCGCTACTTCGTTGCTTACAGTTGGTTTCAGCAGATTAAGCAGTTCTCCGCTTTCTTTCATTTCTTCGATTTTCTTGTTTACTTCGTTCTGTAAGTCGAGATTTGAAAAATACTGATTGATAAAATCATGTAAAGCCTTGTAACTTTTTACAAGTTCGTCCTGCGCCGTAAACATCTCTTTGACCGTCTTAAAAAGTACAACGAATTTGTTTTCCAAACTCAACGTTCCGTTGAAATCATATGGAATCCCCCGCACACTTGCGACAACTTCACACGCCTGTGTAATCATCTGCCCAAAATCTGGTAAATTGGGAAAATCTGGAATTGTTGGTTTCTCTGCCATTGTTATTCCTCCTTAATAAAAGTGATAAAACAATTCTTTGCAATCATCGCAGATACGCTTGTTAAGATTCAGGATGGTATCGCGGAATCTCTGTACTTCTAATGAGTAACTACCGTCAAAACCCTCATCTTCAATCGTATCATTATTATCTGCATGATACGTGTCATTGCTGTTGGTTTTTGTTGTATTCTCTCCATTGCTTACCGCACTGTTATGGATGGTATTCTGTCCCCGATCCATCGTAGACGCATAATTCGTTCCGGCGAAATTAATTTGCGGATTATCAGAGTGAATATTTTGTGTATTGTTATTTGTATCGGCTGTCGTTGTGTTTTTCGCTGTGCTGTCTCCCGAGATCACACCTGTTCGTGTATCGTCTTTTGTACTTTGCACTTTTCGTGTACTCTTATGAGTAATAAGCGGGTTGTATTCAAAAGTAATACTTCGGTACAACTGTTCATAGTATGGCATGTTAACCGTAAGAATCTTTTTCAGATGATACTGAAATTCGCCGATCGTTTCCAGTCCGATCTGTTCCCGAAAATACTGTAAACAGAACGTTTTTTCGAACGCAATTTTTGTAGCATTATATTCGGGGTCGGATACATTGACATAAAACGGAAATTCAAAATTGAATACGAGTTCAACTGCCTTTTCAATCATTTCATCAATGTTCTGTTTTTCAAGTGGATGAATTACGTTGTCTGCAATAACTAACTGTTCGATCGTATTTGTTAGTGTTTTCGTTTCGTAGTTATAGTTAAGAAACATTATTCCACCTCACTTTCCGGTTTGCCGGTTTCCGGTGTTTTCTGTTTGCCGTTTTTTATTGTCTCAAATGCATCCGGTCGGTTAATCGGCGTTACCATCTTAGAATTAAAACGCACATGGATATTTAACCCATACATTGCATTGATCGCATCAAGTCCCCTCTGAATGGTAGCCAGATTTCCGTTTCTTGTCAACTCGATCTCTCCATCGTTGTAACTCGTTTCAGCGGAAACCAACCTTTCCGGTTTTTCCACGCCGCTTGCTTCGATTCCGAGATCAGCCAGACATTCTGCTACTTCTCTCTGTGCGGCGGTGTCAAGTTCGTTAAAGATTGGCTGTATTTTCAAGTCAATGGTATCAATCTGAATCTGTTTTCGCAGATCGTTTTTTGCTTTGATGAAAGGAATATTTTTTACCCACTTCTGAATAAAGTTGTCAATGGATAACTTCTGCGTAGAATCCCCGCTGATAACAACCGGCGTTCTCTGCTGAATCACGTTTACCCTTGTGGACGCTTTTTTCTCCGCCAAACTCTGCGAATGCAGAATAATGCTGAGAATTTCCGGTACGGCAAAAGGTCTGGCAAAAATCAACGAACTTTCGTTTTTGTCGGTCTGTTCGTAGTATTGTCCATTCATGGCGTAGGCAATCCAATCGGTCGGAATCCCGTAAATATCGGGTTCTCCAACCAGATTAACACCAAACACGCCGAAAAGTCCGGTGATTGGCTCTTTTTTGAACAGGCACATTCCTTGCCATAACAGATAGGAGTTGAGCATCCGCGGCGGAATCTCATCCGGTAAACCGTCATACTCATAACGTGATAATGCTAAATTTACGAACTTGTCAAAAAAGTGCCGGAAATAGATTTTTTCTTCCGGTGACGTATTCGGGTTGTTTTCCCATTGTCCCCACACTTCTTTGTTACTCACCCGATACGGGTTATTATACATGACATCACCTCCTTAATTATTGGAAAGACCATAGTTTCCAACATCATCCGTATGCCAGAACGTAACGCCGCGGTTAAATATTGCCTGCAAAAAATTGATATCATCGGTAACACACGGCCCATGCAGGCTGCAATTAACCGTTTTGACAAAATTCCAGTTTGACCGCCCTGTAATATTAGGTACTTTAATTTTGTGCGTTGCATATCCGTACATTGTGAAATAATCGTCGATCGTTTTCGCCATCTGAGCGGTTACACTCATCACATGACAGTAAACTTGACTGCCGAACAATGCGGTGGCAACATAACTTCCGGATGAATTTCCTTTTGCTGTCGGCGGTATCAGATCATGGCTTTCTTTTTGTGCGTTAATGTTTTCGTTCAGTAGATATGTTCCAGTTGCCGCGGTATAAATGCTTTCAACGCCAGAAGCTAAATTTCCGCTTAATGCTCCTACTAATCCTCCAGCTAAATTTCCAATCTGCGATATTGCATTCTGCTTTTTGGAGTAGTCCCATAACGGACTAGACTGCGCTAGAAAAGCCTGATAGCCGTCATTTGTCCATGCACACTGTGGGAAATTATTGATGATAAAACCGTATGGGGATTTTGACCCACCAGTACGTTTATATTCACGCGGAGTCACAAAGATTGCAGGAATATTAAACATAACGCCATACACCTGCATGGTTAATGCTCCATTTTTACCGTATTCGAAATTATAAGTATGCTGTATTCCCGAACCATCGTTGACCAGACAATAACAATAGGGATACTGATATAGTTTATTATTTTTCGGGAGATAGCCGTCAAGTGCATCTGGTTGAACGGTTACTTGTGTATAAGCAGATGCATCTGTCTTGAAACACGCTTCTGGTGCTTGATATACATTAACAATCGCATCTCCGTTTCCGCTTTTGACGTAATTCTGGATAACTGTGATTAAGTCCGTATATTTTGTTTTCCGAGTAAATGTCAACCCCGATAAAATTCCCTGATTGACAATGGGTATAATATTTGTTCCGTTTTCGTCTGCACTTGCACTCAAACAATACTGCATCGGGCCGAGATTCAAAAGTTTCTGTTCGCTCGGATTGTCCACGTATTCCCCCGTTTCCAGATTTTCTGGCACTAAATTAATTCCGGCATAATCAGCTTTTTTGTCAATATGTTCCCTTTCCACATAGCACGGTTGAAGCACCACGTTGTAAAAACTGTTCTGAAAACGATCGGGTTCGAAATAAATCTTAAAACTTCCGTCACTCAACCATTCTACACGCGTCACAAATCCGAAATACCACTCTTCCGTATAAGGTTTATTCTGAAACGCAATATAATTGCACTTTAAAAATTCGCTCTCATTCCCTTTTCCCTTATACGTCAGCTCTCCCCATCTCACGGGCGCAGATTGCTTAAAAATATGAATTGCTTTTTCTCTTACATGAGCCAGACAACCTGCTTTTCCGTTTTCATAATAACGCACGTGTTCATAGTCATTTCCCCATTCAATTCCACTTGCCAAAATTACCTCTGTCTGCGGGGAGACAGCCGCCACATCTGACTGCGGCGGCATCGGAATGAAATTATCCATGTTTCCTCCCTCTTACTTAATTTGTCGTAAAGTAAATGGTTGCAGTTTTGTCAGAATCGAAGCGGCTGGTAATCACAACCCGCACACTTGATGTTTTGTTTTCTTTCACTTTCAGATTCTTCTCATCTTTTGCGATTCGAAGAATGGTTGTGCCAGGGATTACAAACGTATCCGTAGAAGAGTTACCCTCTACTTTTACATCAATCGCTTTATCGGCTACGCCAGTTGAAGTAATAGAAAAACTTCCGCCAAAGTCAACATCTGTTCCGGCTTTCACCGTTCCCACGTCATTTGCGGTAATGGAAGAAACAAGAACGGTCTCGGTCGTAAAGACAATGATCGGATAAAACAGGGAATAAGAGAACATCTCTTTCACCGTGTACGTACTGTTCCATCTCAGACCCCGGTTTACATTATCCTGTACCATCATACGGTACTGTTCGCGGATTTTGAAGAACCGTTTATCAACCAGTACAGCAACAATTCCCTCCGCATTATTAAAGTTGTCGATTAACACCTGCTGTGCTTTCGGAATCATCCGGTCGAGATTGTATGCACTTGCATAGCTGTCAACGTTCATCGCGGCTTTGGTATCTGGGTCGACAAACAGAAGAATGGTATCTTCTTTTGCCGCCGATGTCGCGCCAGCGAAATTATAAAGCGGGTTCGGGAACTGAATCTTGTCGATGTAACTCTGAATCTGTTTTGCAAGTGCGTTCGCGGATGCCTGATTCGTAACCGCATCCACATGAACCGGGTAAATCTGGCCGGCGCGCTTTGCAGACGCAATCAGTTCTTTTGCAGTTGTGAACTCATCCCAATTACAAGCGGAAACGACACTTTCCACTTTTGCCTGCACGAGACTGCGCAAACCGTAATCATCGAGAAACGCGCCGCGCATATCCTCAAACCAGATCGTCACCGGATAATCGTTGTTGAAATTGAGTACATGATACAGTGCCATGATGTAGCTGTCATAAATGGCGGTCGCATCTTCGATGCTGATATTGGCATCGTGCGCGTAACCCTGTGCAAAATTTACGTAGACTTCCTGTTCTCCGTTTCCATACGGCATGGCGTTACTGTTCAGTACACGCAGAGGATTTCGGAACGCTTCGGTACTGATCGACTGGCTGGCAATCAGATTTACCAGCGCAGGAACCAGTTCGTTCCGCGCCATCGGATTGTAAGGGTCGGTTAATGTTTTTGCAATATCGGCAATATTTTCACGAGTTGCCACCGGAACTCTGTCACGGTAGTCAACACTCATCGTCTGCCGAACGGCGTTCAGCATATTAATATTTGTCATATCTAATTTTTCTGCCATTGTTTCACTCTCCTTTTCCGCTCAGAATGAGCTGAGACATATCAAGATCGTTGATACTTGTTGCGGTTTCTTCCGATTCCGGCACTTTTCCGCCAAACTCAGTTACTTTTGTGATACTTCCGCCATGGGAAAGATCAGACCAGCGGCTTTTAATTTCAGCAACGGCGGAATCATACTTTCCTTTCAGTTCGTCCCGTTCTGCGACCAGCGCGTCACGTTCGGACATCAGTGCGCCGATGTCGGTATCTTCGGTTTTGATTTTTTCGCTGATGGCGGCGATTGCGTCACCGTGCGTTTCGATGTTTCCAATGTCGGCAACAATTTCTGTCCAATACTCTTCTAGTGTCATGTTAAAACCTCCTTTTTAAATTGGGATATAACCAGATCGGCATTTTATGCCGTTTTGGTTGCATGGGATGGGGCGGCTTAGGCGGTTCGGGTTGCTCTCCTTTTGCCAGGTACCGATAGACCATCACCGCGTTGTTCAAACGTTCGGAATCAGATAAATACCGATTCCCCACAATCCATCCGGTAATTGCAGAATCTTTCGCGTGTTCCGAAATAAAATTGAAACACGCATGTGCCTTTTCCTGCCGGAACGCAAGCGTTCCATCGTCACTGATTCCCTCCCACCCTTTCATATAGGCGGCGGTCAGCGCGTCCAGATCGGTGCTGTCACTGTGCAAAAACGCTTGTAGATTTTCGTATGCACTTGCGGCTCCGACCGAATACCAGACATTTTCGTAGATCAGATAGTCTAATTGTGCGTTACCATCTTCCCGGCTGTACCCGTTGGAATCTAACCATTGGAACAACCTCGTCCGGCGGTCGGTAGCGGAATTATCTGTCCACTGACCCAAACCATAGCCGGGCGAGCCGACAATTGTTCCCTCCCATAACCCGGGATTTACGGTGGATTCCTGCCAGAAATTACCGCAGATGGCGGCAATGACAGACTGGCTGATGCCGCTTTGTACTTCAACCGGATAGCGGTACAGATACGTCCATGCGCTATAGGCAGACACAAACGTATTGATGGACACCTGTCTTTCAAGCGGGTAACTATCGGTGTGGGCCCCCATCGTATACCCGCCACCGTCTGCGGGATTGTAAACCATTTCGGTGTGACCGCTCCTCCACAAGATATCACCTTTCTTCCATGGCTGATTGGCTGTACCTTTCTGGAATCCCGCGCCGATCAGATACCCATCCATGCTTCGGGTGGTAAACCACGGGTTAGATGCTAAAAATCCGCCTACCGTACAACAATAACTCATGAGGGACGAACAATCATAGTACGTAATACCTCCAACGGTCTGCCCCTCACGATAGTCTTGTGAGTACCCCACGTTCGAATCATTACAAATTTCGATGCAGGTGTTATAAGCAAGTGTCAGATCAGCCACGGGTCAACCCCTCTTTTGCGACGTAACCGGTATAGACGGTTACATTCACAACCGCTTTCACCAGATACCATTCTCCGGTATAATACCCGTAGTTTCTAACACTGGTTCCGGTCGGCAACGTTAAAATGACTGTTTTATCCATCCCTGCGCCAACGCGCAGATTGTAGCGATCATTGGTATGATAGGCTCCGGCGATTCTACGGTCGAAACTACGTGCGGATTCGGTTTTGATGGAGTGCTCAATCACTTTCTGTGGTTTGTCGTTTTTTCCCACATACCGATAATGCACGGTATTCTCATACGGAAGATCATAATACGATCGGACGCAGATTTCCTTTCCGGTCTGATCACCCGTCTGGCCATCAATACCGCCGTTTTCCGACTGGCTGGCGTGGACGATGCGGTTCGCGTCAACCGACATCGTGACATGATGACCGGACGCAAGGTGGATGTCACCGCGTTTCCAGGGTTTGCCGCATTTCACAAACCCGGCGTTTTCCAACTGTTCGCCGAGATTTCTTGTGGTACTGTAAATGCTGACAGGAAAACCAGCGTTCGCAAGTGCCGTCCCGACAAATGATGAACAATCATAATCGGGACTGTTCCGATGTACCTGTGAGTACCCGTGCCGATCATCGGCGGCGATCTGTTCCGCCCATGCAACTGCGTTTTCGATTTTACTCATTCTTTCCACCTCCTAAATGCTGGCAAAGTGAATTAATTGCGGTTGTGTTTGCTTCTACGCTTTTCCGAAGTTCTTCCATTTCTTCCTTATGCGCGTCTTTTTCTTTCACAAGATACCAAAAAAGCGCGCCACAGCAAACGATTGGAAAACCGAGACTTCCAATTAACTGCGTTACCATCGTTACATCCATCCGTCCACCTCCTTATCCTGCCATTTTAACCAGTCCTCAATTTCACTTAATTTATCACACATGATAAAGTTATGAATGAAGCGGACGGGCGATTTACTGTTATACGCGTTGCCATCCATGAAAAAGAAATCCCACAAATACCGGATGTGAGACTCGTAATTTTCATGTGGGACAATAATCAACGTGTCTTTTTCGTCCCCTTTATAGCGTACCGTATAAGCAAGATAAGCATTTTCTTTTTTCATCATTCCTACAATCATATGAAAAACGATACTTGCCATCTTTGCTCCTTTCTTCCTGTCCTTAAAACAAGGAAACCTTTTGACCTGCCAAGGACAGGGCGGTTTACTCAACCGTGGCAACCCCTTTTAAAAGGTTTCCCCGTATTTTCATGATACATCTTTTTTATCCGTATGTCAAGTACATGTGTCCGTCTCCCACGAACTATTTATAAAGATCAATCCCTAGTAACTCAACCGCCATATTCTTGCTGTCTAGATCGTCAAACCGCAAATATGCTTTGCGGTATGCGTCAACTAGATTTTCAAACAAATAATCATAGTGTTCCAACATAACCGTGTTCTGGGTATGGTCACCGTCCCGAAAAACCGCGACAAACTTACAAGACGGGTTATAGTTATGCGTAATATAGATGTACCCCTCTTCGTAATACTCATACACTCCATAACTTTTTCCACTATGCTCGATGGTGAACAGATACCGCGACCGTCCGGTCGGCTTTTGTACAAACACGGCATCATCAATCAACATCTGGTCTCCAACACTCATGCTTTGCATATAGTGGCCGCCGCGGAATGCTTTCAAAGCAGTATTCTCCCACATAGCTTTACTGGCACTTTCATTGTTGGTAAACTCACACACAAAACCGCTCCCATGCAGCATTTTTGTTTCTTTCTGGTATCTCTTATGGATACCAAAAAATACAAAATAGGGATTGAGCAACGAAATATTATTGGCTGCCATCACCAGTTTAAACCATCGGGACTGACTTCCGTTTCCGCGGCTAATCGTCAATAGCAACGATTGCAGTTTTTCAGATTCCCCTTTTACGTATTGTCCGCTTTCCATGCTGAACTCGTCAAAAAACAAAAAATAAATATCCCGAAAATACGGTGACAGTTTTTTTACACTGTCCATCTTACTTCCAAAACTAAACGCGCATCCGAATGGCACGCCGTCCAGAAAATACCGCACGACATTTCCGTTTTTGTCCAGATTTTTATAGGTAATCACACTTCCTAATTTAGGATACATGCTTAGCATATCTTCGTACATTGCCGCCGCTCCCGTCATTTCCCCTTTCGTCCGGAAAATCCATCCGGTCTGCAATCCGTACTCTTTGCACAAAATACAGCTTGCCGCGGCGAACGCACTTGTCTTTCCGGCGCTACGGTTGGAACATGTAATTGCCACGCCAGCGAAATCCCCGTCTACGTCCGGCTCTGAAAACAACCGGATTGGGTTGTAATACTGAATCGCTTTCCCGTTATCGTCTACCCCTTCAAATTTCACGTCATATTCAGAAAAAAGTTTTTCCCATTGAATATCGTTCCAAAAAATCATTGTTTCACGTGAAACATTTTTGTTTCACGCCCTCCTTTCTATCATCCCGCTCCGCGTCCCGCCAGTTCCCCGCCAGCAAAACTGCAGGCAATCTCACGTTAATCGCACGATGATCGCACGTTTTGCTGCAGATGGACGGCGGGTAAGGGCAGAGCTTCGCTGGGTATAAAAAAAGAGCTACGCTGGAAAAACGTAGCTCTTTTACACGTATGGAATTTATCTCACACAAGATATATAAACTATAAAATATACACAATTCACCGTTCACCAGTCGGAGCGCGTATTAACGTCATATATTTAAGCAAACGGATTAAATTTTTCCGTGTCGCCGAATTTATGGACGTTTACTGCGGAAAGGAAAGCGGTAAAACCCTTGTCGCGGCGGAACTTGCTTTCTCCGATGGAGATGAAGAGGTCAACAACTGCGCCTTTACCGAGTTCGTCAACGCTTGAAACGGTGTCGCTCTCTACGCCGTCCTCGTAAAAATCTACTTTATAGTTGGTCTGCGCTTTTACGTAAATACAATTTTCATCGGTTTCTTTTGCCGGAATCCACTTTGCTTCCGCGGCGGCATCATTACCGAACTCTTCGATAATTTTTTCAAAGATGGCTTTCTTCTGATCTGCTGTGATCGAAGCAGAAAGAACGCTTTTTCCGTCCTCTTCCCTTGCATATTTTACAGTTACGTTGTTCAGTTTCATTTTTGCTTTACTCATGATTTTCTCTCCTTTTTGATTTAAGTTGTTTTTACTATGCAGAACCGCTGATTAATCGTCCAGTCTCTTTGCTTCGGCAAAGAACTGTTCGTCCGGCATCTCGTAACGGGCGGATACGGTATCGGTTAATACACAGATGAAATCCTCCGGAAAACCAGCGGCGGCAACAGCGGCGGTTTTTGCTTTCTGCGTTTTCAGTTCTTCTGTATTCTCAAAAGAGCCGATCACCTGTTTTGTGTTTCTATCAATGACAGAATAGATAAATTTTTCGATTTTTGTTCTAACCATTTTTTCTCCTTTCGTTATGTGGCTATTTGTTCTTACAAGTATTATAATAGCACTTCCTACCAAAAAAGTCAATAATTAAAATAAGAAAATAAAGAAAATATCGTCTCCTATTCCGGTAACACGCCGTCTTGAGAGTTTACCAATACTTCGTAGTATTCATTCGATACACCTAAGGTATAAGTGGTATCAATGATTCCGATATTACTTGCAGTTAATATTTCTTCCCCGTTGACTTTGATGTAATGGGGTTTCGAGTTGTTAAAGCAACTGATTGTCCGGCCGACATTTTCCATCCGGCGGCAGAGACGGAAATTATTACAGCACTTTAAGTTTTCCGCTCCAAGTTTCTTATTCATGCCGGCGACCGTAGACGTAAAACGCACGGGGTCTTTGCCGGATTGCGCCGCTTTTTTGTCCCATTCCACGCCGCAGTATTTTTTCGCGCCAAGGGTCTTAAACTGGACATACAGATCATCCATATCCCATACGCCGAGAATGTAGCGTTTCTCCCCAACGTCACAAAACGCAGGAATGTCATTAGCAATCGCACGTTTTTCCAGTATTTTGTTTTTGGCTTCAAATTCTGGAATGTGTACGTCCGGATGTAAAAACTTGATACTATCGGTATCGCAGTAGACGGCATCCATTCCAACAACATCCAGCATATCTTGTAACTGTTTTCTAGCATGGGCGGTAACATAGATACCCCACTGGTAGTGCAAAAAACTGTTTTTTCCCTCATAGTACGTTTTCAGTGCTTTTTCCGCATCTGCTTTTTCCCGATGCCATTCTCCCGTAAAAGCATCTATTGCCCATTCGTCATGTAAAAGATCTGTCACGCACATACCGAACGTGCTGTTCAATTTATTCTTAGATTTCATATACTCATAGACTTTATCGGGGTTTCCTTTTAACTGGCTTTTTGCGATAAAAAATGACATCATCGTTTTACGCATACTTTCCGGTAATTTTCCGCGCGCGGCTACGTAGCACTCCGAGACGGTAAAGAAATCATAGTCGTATTGATTTTTTATGATCGACAAGTCAATTTCCGTCATTGCTATTTCACAGCAATTAATAGAGAGTACGCGCCCATTATCAATCTCACAATCTTTCCCGTGCTTCTGACACTTTGACAGCGGGATATACGGGACGGGGATATTTTCTTTCATACGCAAGTTGTCAAATTGTACCCGCATAATAACACAGCGGGTAGCACACAAGTTGTCAAACTGTTCCTGCGATGTGACCGCAACCGCCCGAAACGCACTCATGGGATAATACTCAGTTGCAATCTGCGCCGGATAACTACTCGAAATATCCATACTTCCCATAACGATCGCAGATTCACCCTTTTTCGCCGTTATCGTGTGTCCAGCGTGGATGCGGTTAGCGTGCGTATTGCCGCCACGGAACGCGTCTTTGCAAAGCTGGTACTGCGGTAAGGTGAGAGCCAGATCGGCAAAGACGTCCGGATAATAACCGCGGTCTGCCTGCATGGCACGACGGAATTCTCGGCGGACGTAGCCAGTTGAGGTAAGGGGGATTTCTGCTAGATTATCCTCTTTTCGTAAGGCGCGGATGCATTCACACAAGCCGCGAACATCGTTATAGCAGTATCCTTTCTCTATTTCTGTTAGTGGTGTGGTTGGGGTACGTAGTTTTTTATAGTCATAAGTATCAACCAGTTTATAGTGGGTTACACCCTCACTGTTCTCGCAAAATTTCGAAAGGCTCATATTGCTGAGAAAATACGAGCAACGAAATTCAATCCCATACTTGTAAGCGTAGCACTTCATAACTTTATGCGCGTCACGCGCAAAGATTTCATCAAATTCAATAAAATCTTTCATGAATTGAAATTCGTAGGAAAGATTGTGAACGTACACTACAGCACGCTTTGAATCGGAAGTCTGCAAATACAGATGCAGTTTTTCGCAGAATGAAAGAAACTCATTCCATGTGCGACCGAAACACACGGTATCTTTGATACAAAACTGCCATTGATACAGAAAGGCAGTTCCTTTCACCACTTTTTCGCCTGTTTTATGATAGCGTTCATAATCAAGTTTTTCTAACGTAGTTGTTTCGATGTCGAACGCCATTTCCACGTCATAATAAACGATAGGGTTTTTCTTTCTTCCGCTTTTGCGGCATTCGCGCAAAGTCTGGAAATCAGAAAATGGAAAATCATTAACGGAATAAATTGTTTCACGTGAAACATCTTCGTTTCCGTTTACGATAACAGGGATATCCAATTGATACATTGATATTACCTCACTTTAATTTCGTTCTATTCTTATTAAAAAGTTCTTCCTCCGTAATATATCCATCAAGAAATTTCTCATACTCTTCCAGAATATCTTCGAATTCAATTCCGCTATCATGTAATTTCGAAATAAAATCATCAATAAGCTGATCGGATGCCACCTGCTTTCTCAGATTCTTTTTGTATATATTAGAGGTAAGAAAACGATACAAGTCTTTGTAGTTATCTTCTGTTACTTCTCCATCAATTTTATTCTTTGACTTGTCAAAGCGTCTCTGTAATTCTGCGATTCGATATCCCTCAAGCGTTGTTTCGGGTGAATTCAGAAAAGCGATCATGGTATCCCATTCTTGCCGAATGGATGCATCCGACCGCTTTACGCCTTTCAAAAAGCGATCTTTTGATCGCCCTTGTGACGCGAAAAACTCTTTTACGCGCCCGTACTCCCACTGGTCGCGCGCGTGAATTTTTTCCAGTTTGGCAAGGCGGCTATTCGCCGCCTGCGCAACGCGCGGAAGTTCGCGTCTGATCTGGTCAAGGGATAAGTCAAGTTCTTGATAGATGCTGTAGTCTTTTGAGTTCGGCATTATTCACACCCCTTATAAAGATTCACAATTTCAAAAGTTCTAACTAATACGCGATGCTTTTCATGAAACACCGTAACAATGGCGTAAATTTCGACTTCTACTCTAACACAGCCGTAATACAATTTTATAAAATCTTTTACTCTCACTGTGATACCTCCTTAATACAAGCAATCTTCATTTTCTCCATCTGACGTATACAGAGGACACAACGTGCAGTTGTCATTTGCAGAACAGATAACGCTATGCGGAACTTCTACATAATACGCTTTCAACGCGTAACATGTAGAAATATTGTTATGCAAGTTTACAGTAAATCCCACACCAAAATTACCTTTGTACGGAACTAGTACACATAATGCATCCTTCTTAACATAGCCATTCGTAAGAGACGCATGGTCATACACATAAATATGGATATTCCCAGCAGTATCTTCCTGTTTTACATATAAGGGCATCTCATCAAGTTTCGCTGGTAAGGTATACAGTTTCTCTAAATCTACTACTTTCATGGTAGTTCCTCCATTTTTTTAATGTTATCTATTGCAAGACATCTTGTAAGTAGCAAATATTTCCGGTCTAAGATCTGAGTAGTAATAAAAAGCATCTTCCGAAAAATGTTCTCCATTTACTATTTCTATTCCATTTTCATAGATGGAAAAGAAAATTTCACTATTTTCTTTCATAGCTTGTGAACAGAAAGTTTTTACCAAACCATTTGCTGTTAATAATGAATCAACCTTATATCTGAAAATCTCTTTTCCATATTTTGTTACTACCACTTCATAGTCGCTTTGTCTCTTAATTTCTTTCATTTTTGTTTCCTCCATTTTCTATTTTGTATTATTGGTTTTCCTTGTTTCTGATATTACAATACCACTTTTCTAGAAATATGTCAATACTTTTTTCTAGCATAAACTATTTAATATTACACATATAAATAACAGGCAGTCCGCGGAGCGGACATGGAATGTCCGTCACTCGCGGACACTTTAGCAAACTAAAGTGAGTTACCGTTTCGGAAGTGTCCGCGGGACGCGGACAAACAGTCGGTTTCGCCCACTTTTCGGGCAAAATGAGTAAGTATTTCAGAAGAATTGTGCGTGATTCGGTCGGAAAACGTGAATAATTGTGGAATTGTATAGACAATTAGGCTGGACTAACACTTTAGTCGGGTAAAGCGTATTTGTCAAGTTGGAAAAATGCATAAAAATTTCGGGCATATGTGTTATAATAAGTATTAAAAAGTGAACAAATGCAATGAAATAGTTTGCAAAAGCGGTGTCCTTCCCTGGCGGACACCGCTTTTGTTGTGCAAAGTGCTGTCCGCCGTACGCGGACAAAATTGGGAAAATGTCCGCGTGGGACGGACTATATATATGTTT